CTATAAGTTACTACATGGAATGGATTTACATTTTCAACTTGAGTAGCTAAAGTCTGTTCTACCCATAATTCTGGTTCATAATCCAATAAGACACATGGACCTCTCTTTACAGCTTTAGTATCAATCAATTCATAATCGGTAGATAAATCAATTTGACTATCTCCAACATTTAATTTTGGTGCTAGGAAATTCTTAAGACTATTTTTTGCAGATAGGGGAGTTAGTCCACCAAGATTATTACTTATTTCAGAAAAAGTATATAAAAGATCTGCTCTATCCAAATCTTTAAATGCATCTGCAAAAAATCCGGTCTTAAACCTATTAAATCCTTCAGCATCTTGTATTTGAAGATTTTGAGTATTTAACTCCAAAAGTGATAAAGAAGTTACTCTTTCAAGATTTTCTAATCTATTTTCAATGACACCAATGTCTCTCATTGTATATCTTCGATTATCTTTAATCGTTATCAATGCATTTTTAATATCATATAGATATGGTGGAACTTCAACAGTTGCTAATTCCATTATATCATCTTTCTTTACAGGAGATTTTGGATCTGAAGCAGATTGACCCTCAAGATAAATAAAGTTTCCATTTTTATCCAAATATACTTTGTCAATTCTTCCAAGATATCTGTCATATGATAATAAAGCTCCTTCATTTGGAGATATATTTAAATCAATTTTAGTGCTAAAATCTCTATTTGTGTAGTAAAATGGTGATACGTTTGTTTGACTAAATCCTTCTGTTACTCTAGGTCTGAAATCCAGAACATCAGATGCTCTTATAGTTCCAGAATTCAGTAGTGGTATATTTTTATATTGGTCACTAGGATATGATAAAACCGAAATAATATCGCCAGTATCATTATTTGGAACAGAAAAATAATCAAATACTATTAGAAGTTTTTTGGATGGTTCTTCTTTAGATAGAACTCTTACTATTCTAGAGTAATCATAATATTGTTCTCTTTGACCTTTATCTAATCTATAAGAATTTGTTAAATTCAAATAACTTCCATCAATTATTTCTCCAATTTCACTAGATAATCCAGTTTCACTAAATGTTACTACTTCACTTTCTATAAATCTATTATTATTTAAATAAACAATCTCGACAGTCTCTGCAGATTTTGAAACTACTCTTGCTATACATCTGCTAGAGTTTCCAATAACATTTTCACCAACAATAACATTTTCCTCAACATTTAATACAGAACTAAATGTCAATTTGTCTAAAACTGGAGCATTGGTATCTAAAGATTCATATACTGCCCACACTTTAACTACATCTGGATAATTCAGGCAAATTTCTTCATCTTGAACTCTTAAACCATAATATTGATTATATGCCAATCCGTCATTAATTGTTGTAGATGGGTCACTTCCAGACTCTTTATATTTTGATAATGTAATATTTGTTACTTGACTGCGAACTAATGTTTTTGATTTATTGGTTATATTTTGTCTACTAAAAGTTGCAATAATAACATCTGTTACTTTATTGGTATCATCGAAATTAGAAAATGTTACTTGATTTCCCGAAACTGTAACTTTAGTAGAATCTAAAGGCTCTATAGTTCCATCTGTATAATGAATGGAATATCTCTCTTCATCATATGGTAAGAAATTTGATGTATTTGGAACGTCAAAATCAGATACTGAAATTACAATAGGACTACCAGCTGATCTAGTTATATTAGTTTGAGCACTAAATGTTAAAGATACAGAACTTAAATCTATAGAAGAAATTACTCTATCTGGAAGAGATTCATATAAACCTGTAGAATTAGTATTTACTACTCTTGGTGATCCTATAGAGAATGAAGATGCGGTGAAACTTCCTTGGACAGTTCCTTCACATACTCCAGCAACACTTAAAACTGATTCTAGTGTTAATGAAGAAGCATTTACTCCAGTAATAACATTATAAACTTCATCTGAAAAATCTGGATGCTGATATCTTACAATATCTCCAACATTAACTGTAGAAAATGAATTTCCAGGAGATGTTGCTTCACCAGTAGGTCCTATTACTAAAGTGTCTGAAGCATTAAATCCTACTGGGGTTACATTTTGTAAAACAGTGTCGCAAAGAAATGCATTTTGATATGAAGTATTTGCTACATCTTGATATACTTGCTTAATATCAGAAATACTATATGAAACTGCTGTGGAAATAATATAATTTGTTTCAAAACCATTAATTATTAACTTTTCACCAGAAGAAAATTTTCCAGAAGTTTGCGATAGTAATATAGTAGATGATCCTCCACCAGAAGTAACTGCATATCCAGTTGCACTACTATCTGCTCCTTTTACAAATGAAGATTCTGGCAATTCAGCATTAGATATTGTTCCACTAGTCAACGTTATCTTAGTGTATGTCTGAATATCATAAAGATAAAGATCCCAACTAGATTCTGGTCCAGTATATTTTGCATCTGTCAATGAAAAACTATAAATTTTAGCTTCTCCAATTTTACTGGTAGTAAATGGATTGCCAGCAGTTCTTCTTGCATTATGCAACTCTACAATATAATTTAATCTTGGTGCTCCATAAACATTATTTACTCTAATTAAATTTCCAAAATCAAAAGTAACTATTTGAGATTCTACTTTTTGCGTTTTTCTTGGTTTATTGGCATCAATTATTGTAGTGACTGGTTTGTCAATATCAAATCCTCTTACATATGCCTTTCCTGGTGATAATTTTAGGCACATTAAATCATCTGAAGGTATATTACCCTCATCGGTAAATTCATTTTGGAAAAATAATCCTTCACTATCAATATTATTATTTAAAGAGTTGTGTAGTGATAATTTGAATGGTGCTACAGAATAATTTCCAGATTCTTCAAATGTTCTTTTTGCCAGATAGTCTCTAATTAATGAATATTGGTTCTTTACTGTAATTTTCTTTATATCTCCACCATCTATTCTGAGAATTTCTATAAAATCGACATCAGATTCTACTGTTCCTAATTCTTTCTTATCTAAAGTTAATGTCAGTTTAAATCTATCTGATCCTGGTGCTGAATAATTATTAAATCCTTTAGCATTATCATACAATTGATTATCATCTTTAGCACTTACAATTTCTTCAGATACTTGAAGACCAACCCTGTATGATGGAGTATTTGTATAATAATCTAAAATTAAAGTTTGTTTATATACCTTTGCAAATGTCCCTCGTATGAAGTATATTCCATCAGTTATTGATACTGCAGACCCAATAGCGGTAGCGTCTACTTCCAATAAAGTTGCAAATGGAGTATCTTCATTAATTACAGTATTTTCACTATAAGTAATTGCTACGTTTGATATTAACGATTCTCCATCTTCAAAAGAACTAATAACATTATCATTATTAGCATCAAGATATTTTACATATAGTGTAATATAATCTAAATTGTTGGTTTCATTTGGAAATTCTATTCTCTGAACTATTGCAGTTACTCCAGAGGTTTCCCCTTCAATTTGCTTTCCTATATATTGCTCAATATATGATCGAATATCAATATTCGAGTATGTTTGATTTAATTTAACAGCAAAATATTGAGGATCATATGTAACACTTCCAGGTATTACTAATGAACCCTCTTTAAATATATGACTTCCAAAGGATTCAATTTGATTTTGTAGTATTGACTGGAGATTATTTAATTCTCTAGACTGAATGGGAGTCCCAGGCTTAAATAATACTTTATAATAATTATCTTCAGCATCGAAATCATCAAAATAAGGACTTACATTTAAATTAGTTTTTTGTGCCATTGGTTAAAATTCGAGAATGATTTTGATGTCTTCTTTTTGTCTTTCATTTCTATAGACTAGAGGTCTATTGTCAATATATAAAATATCCCCCGTTCTTTTATTTATCTCTGAAGAAGCAAGTCCTTCAGTAAAATTGACTCCCAGATTTACAATTGAATTTTGGATGTTTGTAGTTATTCCAGAGAAATTTAAAATACTTCCAGAAAAACCACTAGATTCTCCAATTACGTTTAATCCTGCATTGGTAAAATCTATATTTCTCCCATCAACAGAAACACCAATATAATCAGTTTCATCATTAGAATCACCATTATAAAGAGATCTATCAGTAAAATACTTTAAAACCTTAGTATCGTCATCATAAGATGCTACATATCCAACTGCAGTCCCAACTCCAGTAATTGTTTGTTTAATTTTTTCTCCAACTGTTGGAGAAAATTCATTTACGCTATCAAAAATAATTGATTGTAAATTTGAAAATTCTCCACCATAATAAATTTGATCCGATGCATATTCTTTTGGATTTTTTACAATACCAATTTGACAAAATCTAGAATTTACTGGAAAATCTCTAGTTGAAGAATCAAATCTAGTATATAATAATACCTTATCTGCACCCAATTCGGTGTAAATATCATACCCATGACCTTTTGATGGTGGGATAATTGGAATTAATTTTGCTGGATTGGATATATTTCCAATTGGTTGTAAATTTCCTAAGTCAACAATACCATATGAATATCCAGAACCTCCGGAAGTTACGGTAGTATTAATTATTTCTCCTGCGGAATTTGTTTCTATTGAAACTTTAGCTCCAGAACCATCACCTAAGATTGAAACTTCACCTGAAGTATATCCTGAACCACTTTCAGCAATAAAAACAGTTTTAATCTGATTTTCATTTAAATCAGAATTGCCATATTCTCTTACACTTACAATATTTGAGTCAGTTGATGTTGACCAGTCGTTTGGTAATGGTATATATTCTGTAGAATCAAATTTTATAATATCTGAAGGTGAAATAGTAAACAAATATTTCCACACATATCCATCTGAACCATTTCCTGCAGCAGATGGTTCTAAATCAGTAAATTTTGGTTCATATTGAGATTGATTTGCCTGATTATTTCCTGCACCACTTCCATTTTTTATGCAAATATACACATTATATTCACTATTAATTACATAAAATTCAGAATCGAATAATCTTGGTCTTTTTGATACTGTAGTTAGATTTGAAAAACTATAATCATGTCTATACATATCATATTTTTTACCTCTAACCCAATCAACTCTCTTCACAACTCTTCTTACACTAGAAGAAGTTACTCTTTTTCCAAAAAGTAGAGTATCTTT